TTTTTGACTTGGTCTATCAAAAATTTTATTACCAGTAACAGTAATTCCATTAGCATCAAAAGATTGTGGTGATTGATCATTACCTATCTTATTATAATCAGTAAATCCAGAAAATGGTGATAGTGGTCTATCAAAAATTTTATTACCAGTAACAGTAATTCCATTAGCATCAAAAGATTGTGGTGATTGTGAACTTCCTACACCATCGTAACTAGTCCATTTAAAATTTGATAAATTTTGTGTTAATTCTATTTGACGACCAGATATTTTACTTAAATTTATACCTGCACCATCATCTAATAAAGAATGTTCTTCTGAATGTGGTGGTTGTCCACCACCTTCAAATCCACCATGACGTCCTTCTATTTGAATATTATTACCAATACTATCATAATTAGTCCACTTAAAATTTTTTAAATCTTTTGTTAATTTTACTAATGACATTAGTATTGCGCTCCCACATCTTTAGTTGCATTAATATTCTTAGTCATCAAATATTCAAAAGATGTTACTAACCTTCTAATTTCTAAATTAGTTTCTTTTTGTGTATTCACCATTTCTGAATTATCTACATTTACTACTGTTGATTGCTGTTGTCCACCTTTTAAAGTATTAAGTAAACCAGGAGCGGCTGCCAAATCATCTCTTGGAGATAATGCTCTAATATCACCTTCTTTTGTTTTTATTACAGTTTTACCATCTGCTGGACTCATAACATCACCTGCTGTTGCCCCCCCTGCGGCAGAACCTATGATACCACCTATTATTCCACCTGCAGCACCACCAGCAGCCAAAGCGGCTATAGTCCAACCAATACCTGCCCATGTCAATGTTCCAAAACTTACAGCTGCCGCTAATCCTGCACCAATCATTCCAATTACAGCTCCAGCAATTGCTCCTATTGCCGCCCACTGCAGTACTTTGGACTTAGCTGCTTCTCTACTGCCTTTTTCATCAGCTTTCATAAACTCTGCTAATTTTTCTCCAGTCAATCCAATTGCATCACCCAACGACTGTCGTTGTACAACGGTCATTTTTGCAAATTCTGCTTCACCACCCGCTTGATTTTTAACTTCAGTCATCATAGCAGCTAAATCACCATTATAAGCCAATTCACGTGCTTTATCAAGATTTATTTGTTTACCAAGTAACATAGATGCTTCCATTTCAGCAGCTATTGATTCTTCCCAATCTAATAATTTTTCTGCTACCGAATTTGTTGCATCTAAACTTAATCCCATTCCAGCGGCCTGTTTTGCAGCTTCTTCCATATTTTTACCACCATCTTTTGCATACATAGCAAACATATCAGCATGACTTGCTAAATCACCCATAATTTTGGAAGCAGATAACCCCTCTTTCCTAATTTCTTTCATAAACTTTGCTTGTCTATCTAAAGCCATAGCTTTAGTATCACCAGTAATAGATGTTTGTAACATCATTATCTTTGCCATATCAGTTGCTTGGGCTCCAGTCCAAAAAGCTTGCCATTTCATACTTAAAAGAAGTCCTTCACTTACATCACGTAGACTACCAAATTCATCAAGAAGTGCTTTAGTTTCCTCTTTTGCAAATAATGAAGCTGCTCTCATTTCACTCATAGAGACACCCAATTCTCTTGCAAAATTTAAAGTACCTACCGCCCAAGCCCCAATAGCCGCTCCTACTGCAAGAGCATATGGTCCCATCTTTTTCATCATTTTACCAGACTTACTTTGTGCGTCTAATTCCGCTTTCTTTTTCTTTTGTACACCTTTATCTATACCATATGTTTCCCCTGCTTTATTCGTAGCGAATCCTGTTGCATTAAGTTCAAGTTCCTTTTGTGCTGCTGCTGCTTGTTTTGCACTCTCAACAAACTTGTTTGCGTATTCCTCACCCATACCAGTTAAATCTAACTTTTTAGACATCATGTCCCCAAAAATGGGAATTCTTTTAACCATATCATCTAACATCCCAAATGGTTTTTTAATTAAATCTGCCTGTGAAGTAATTTCTGCATTTAATTTTTTCTGTATATCATATTCTACTTTCAATAACCTCAAATAAGCTTCCTCATCAGGAAGTTTTGCTTTTATAGCTTCTCTTATTTTTTTATTGAAATCAAGACTTTGAAATTCATCAGTTCCAATAGCATCCATATTTGCAAGATAATCACCTGTAATATCAACTACTCCTGATATAGCCTTAAATCTTTTTTTACTTAATATATCACTTTTTTGATCATATTTTAAAGCTTTCAATCCCAAGTCAGCCAGAGTACCCATCATTGCAAGGTTTGACTTAGTAGAGCCCCCCATATTTTTTATAGCTTTTGCGTGTTCTCGTGCAAGATTACGAACTTCTTCTGCTGCCATAGAAGTTTCTTTGGCATTTTTTGCCATATCTCTTGAATTTTTTAAGGCTTTTTGTTCGTATTTAGTAAGATTGTTCCAGAGTTCTTTATTGAGTGTAATCCAATCTCGAACTTGTTTATTTATCTTACCCCACTCTTTTGGATTGAAGCCAAAATCTTTAGGATTGATTTTTTCAGTATCGGCCATTAAGGTTTCCTATTTTAATTTATACGTAATCTTCTAGGTCTTTTGCCAGTTTTTCATAGTCTGGTTCATCTAAACCTTGTAACCTTGCAACCACTTTATCTTGAAGTTTTTCTGCTTCTATTGATAATTTTTGAAGTTCTTTATCTTTATTAAATAAATTTTTAATAAATTTATGACCCTTACGTCTACCTACATTGCCCCAAAATTTATCTAAAAATTCATTCAAAACCTGTTCATTTTTAATCTTATATTTTGGCATTATATTTATTCTCCAACTTTGATATAATAAAACTTTAATAAATTGATTCTAATTATAAATATCAAAATAATTAAAAATTATTATTAACGGCGTACTTTTGGTGGATTTTTTATTTTAGGTTTTTGTATTTTTGTATTTTGTTTATCATAAACAGCCGTTTCATCTTTATATTGTTGTTCAAGACGTTTTAGATAATAAAGTCTTAAATATATAGGCATATTATAGACTTCATTGAATGTGAATCCACCTTTAGAATTGTATATTAAGGTGAATATTTGGTCGTGTATGTGTGGTTTATCTTCCGGCTGAAGGCCAAAAAAATGTTGCGGTCACAGGGACCGCAACCTCCTCAACTTCACCATCGTCAAGTTCAACTGTAAAACTCAAATCTACATCTGGTGTTATTGAAGTGAGGTATGTTCTATAAGCAAATGAATCTACTGACAAAAACTCAGTATCTACAAAAGTGTTAATTATATTTTTATCACGATTTCCATCTAATGCTAAAATAGAGGTTTTTAACCGTGTAGTAATTTCAGGTTCGATTCCTGATTTTTTTGATATTTTCTTTAAAGCTTTTAATTGGGAATCTATTGCTTTCTCATCACGTTGTGTAAGAAGTTTAAATGTAATTGTTCGTTTTGATCCAGGCAGTTCAAATTCAAACTCGTTTTTACCCTTTTCATACTTAGAAAAATCTATATTTTTATTTTCAAGTATAGTTAAATCTACAGTTTCAGTTCTTTTTCTTCCACTACTTGTATCAGTAAATTCAAATTTATAGTCTTTTCCATATCCAAGAACTCTCGATGCAATCATAATTGCATTTTTATCACCTATAAGAATATCATCAAGATTTACTTTTGTAACTACTAACGCTTCTAAAAGTTTTTCTAAAACGATACCTTTTTGTATAAGACTTAACGAAGTTAATATATCTTCTTCTCGTGCAGTCATATATTTTATTTCAATTTCACCACTCGAAAGTGGATTATCCTCTGGATAAAAATATCCCTTAGAAGGCAAACTAACAACTTCCGTTGGAAATTTAGGATCAGCCATAACAATTCTCCATTATTTTAATGTAATTTAATAAAACCATATATAATAAGTATAACCTTTATTTTTTAAAATCTATTTTTTATTTGGGTGCGAATTTATCCTTAATTGGTTTAAGAATCATATCAAAAAGAATATCGTCATATTTAGTCGGAGTCATTTTTACAATTTTCTCTAAAGCGTAAACGCCCACTAAAATGTATTCCCAATTTGCTGCTATCCATTCACTCATTTTAATTCTCCGTTTTAATTAGAATTGTAATATTGCGTAATCGTATCTTAATGTCAATGTAACATCAGCAGGATCATTTGATGTCCAATCCAACTCCATAAAATTAGCATTAGTAATCCAAGTTCCCTTTAAAGTCCACTCTTCTACCTTATCACCAACTGGTCCAAGAACATTAATAGTAACATCCTTTTTATAAAAATCTGAATACCCGTCTCTGCCTGTTACAGATTCATGTGATAAACGAACCCATTCCATAACTGCTTGTGCAGCTGATGGTACAACTGGATCGTATAAAGTAATTTCTAATTCTTGCCATTCACCTTTACCTTTTACATATCTTTTAACATTAATATGATCAAGTGTAATAGTTTCAAATGCAATTGTAGGTCTATTAGCAGTTTTAATAAGATACGCGGGAATACCTTCAACGTACATGATATAACGATTTTTAGTCTTCGGTTCAAACGGTGTGAACATAATTTCAGAAGGATCTATCAATTCTGGCATCTTAACTCTCCAATTAAATTCTTAAACATTTCATATTCAATTATAAATATATGAAACTTAAAAAAACAACATTTTTATCATAGAAGTTTTTTGAAAGTTTTATTATTGGACAAAAAAAACCCCATCAAATGATGAGGTTTTTTCTTTAGTTATTTAATTACGCTGGAAATGTAGCTCCAGTAGGTAATACAACGAAATCAAGCACAATAAATTCTGCTGTTCTCGTTGGTTGGATAAATATCTGTCCAACAAGTTTATTTCTATCAACAACATCTGGAGTGTTATTTGTATCATCCATAACAACCCTAAATGCAGTTAATCCAGAATTTGCTTGTACTGACTCTAAGAACGGATTCACAATATTAAGGAATCTTGCTCTTGTTGCCGAATTATTCTGTTCGAATACCAAATACCTACTTGAAGATGCAATAAACTTCTTCAACCTAATAAGTAATCGTCTTACATTCACCCTATCAAGTGCGGATGGTTTAGCTTGAAGTGTTTTTTGTCCCCAAACTACCACACCCTGACCTGGGAATGAAGCAATTGGATTAACTCTATTTTCATAAAGTATATCCCTCTCTTCATGTGTAAGTCTGGTATAAGCTTCTAATACAGTAGTCAATCCACCACGATTTAAACCAGCTGGTGCGAACCACTCATGCGCTACTTTATCAGTATATGCTATTGTTCCACCCAAAACTACTGAAGGTGGGACCCAAACTGGTAAACTATTATTCCTATCTACAATCTTTACCCAAGGAAAATAAGTAGCTGCATAATTAGTATCCAATGCTTGAATTGCAGTATAATTAGTTGTTATAGTATCAGTAAGATTAGCAGCATCCATAACATAAAAACAATCACCTCTGTCTTCAGCTTTTGAAATTGCATGATTTGCTACTGATGAATGATAATTATAAGCAATTCCTGGAATTACTACTAAATTAATATCAAACTCATCAGGATTACTAACAGTATTAATTGCCAACTTATAAGCAGAAGTTCCATCAGCAGTTGCTGAAGAACAATCAAATCCCATTACATTAGTACTTCCAATATCACCACCAGTTTTCTTTTCAGTTGCTGGATTTAATCTGTCAAATCCTTTTTGGAAAGGTACAACAAACTTTCTCTGTTTAATATTTGATAATGTAAGTGTAATAGCTTCTGAACCAGTTGAAAATGTAGTTGAACCAGCAAAATCAGCAGCTGTTGCGTTTACATGTCCATACATATTTTCTAAACTCATTGTTACATTACTACCAGCAACACCCGATTCATCAACTGGTGACAAATACTCCCTATTATCATAATTATAGAAATCAAATCCATAAAAAACATTAGAATCAAATTCATTAGTAGTAGTATTTACCTGCTGAGTTACAAATGATGCAGTTGGAACTGCTGTAGTTCCAGCAATTGGATTAGTAACTGCACCATACCCCATAGGTACTGCAGTTTTAGGTGCGTCTGATACTTTATTAGTACTAGTATTATAATCATCAACTCTAATATATTTACTCATATTAGGCCAATCACCTCTATGAGTTAATTTTCCAGCAGAATCTATTGTAGTAAATCTATCACCAATTCGTCTTGCAAAATAATTAGTAGATGTTGGATTAAATGTTAAATTATCATATTGTTCAAGTACAACATCATCTCTTTCTTTCCAAGTTATTTGAGATATTTGTCTAACTTGTATTGAAAATGTTCCATAATCAGATCCTGCCACTTCACTTGCAGGTTTCACATTTAAAATAGCAATTTTAAATTTCTTATTTACATCTGAACCATGAGATCTTGTCCATACCTTAAATAATTCATATCTTCCACCACCAACCATTTGTGATTGAATAAATGGTGTACTTGCAGCAAGATTATCTTCAGTACTTGCGTCTGTTAAAGTAGTAAACTCTAAATCTAGTGTTCCATATGATAAAGATGCTGATGTTTCTCCATCAAAAGCTCCTGCTGATTGACAACTCTTAAAATTCTTATATAGATATGCTCCTGCAGTATCAGTTCCAACTTTTTTAGTTTGTGGATCTCTACTTAAAACGTCTTCAATATAATTAGCACTACTTGTATTAAAAGATATTGTTTTAGTTACTGCAGTTAATCCGGAACTACCACTTATAACTAATGAAGCGGATGCCCAATTTCCATCAATAGTAGTTCCACTTAAATCACTAGCACCTGCGCCTAAAGATGGTACTAAAACTGCTACAGTTTTAAGACCAGTTTCATCAGCTCCACCTGCTAAAGTAGTTATAGTACTTCCAGATTGAAATCCATAACTGTTACCAGCAGTTCCTACTGCTGACGCAGAAAATTCAAATATTCCAGCACTTTGAGAAGTAAAAGTTATTCCAGTTACATCTAAATTAGATATAGCGTCTTTAATTTCATTAAAAAGAGATGCTGTAGAAGCACCAAGAGTAGATCCAGTAACAAAATAACGAACTCCAGGACTATCAGTCAAATTACCTAAAGCGGTTGGATCTACTGCTGTAAAAGTAGTTACACCATCCGAACCAGTAAGATAAAAATCATCCCATTCTGATATACCGGTGATAGTAACTGAACCAACTGCTTGAGCTGCAGTAGAAGTACTTCCAAGTTTTAACTCTACAACATTACTTTTAGAATATCCAGTAGTACCAACAATTCTAACTATTGTTACAGTTCCTGCACTTCGTAAATATTGTTCTACTGCATAAGGAGTATAATAATCCTTTGATGTAGTTCCAAATGTTTGTTCAAATTCTTGAAAATTTCTTACTATTGTTGGTTTAAAAGCAGGTCCTTCTATTGTAGGACCAATTATTACCGCACCAATCTCTGAAATTCCTTGTGGTAAAAACGATAAATCCTTTTCTCTGGTAAATACACCAGGAGAAACTATTCTCTCAGCCATTGTTATTCTCCTAAATTATTATATATTATAAAATAAAACATTTCTACATATAAATATAAAGAAATATTTCAAAACATCGTTTTAGAAGAAGTTTTTTAAGTATTTTCTGTAGTTTCTGTTGATGTAAACACTCCAGTTTCAGGATTTAGTGATCCAGGACCATATTTTTCATTCAATTGTTGAACTATACTTCGTTCAGTTTCTTGAACTCCTTTATAATCTTCTTCCAAACTAACTTCTGCA